ATGCTTAGACTGTCTGCGTTTGTGACTGGAAGGGTTGCTGTTCCTGTGAAGACAGGACTAGCTTTGTTTGCTTTTGTACCACTTGCTACAGCAATGTTATTGAACTCTGTATCAATCTCAGTTCCTTTAACAATCTTAGCAGGGTTGCCGGAAGCTAAAGCATCTTTAGTGGCAAAGTTTGTAGTTTTAGTATAATTAGACATCAAGACACCTGTAAAATTTCTAGGAGAGAGGGAGAAGTAGAAAAGGGGCTACCGAAGCAGCCCCAATTGTTTTACTTAACAGCTAGAGTGAAGCCTGCTTCTGGACGCATAACCTGAACACCGTACAGAGTATCAGCAGTGTACAAAGTTCCAAGGAACTCCTGCTTGTACTGAGTCTGTGAACGAACAGCTTGTTGCTCTGCAAGAACACTGGTGTCCTTGTGGATCAACTGAGCGCCACGGATGGAAGCACCACCGGTAGTGTCAATAACAGGTACGTTGGTAGAGACGAATACGTCAACACCGTACAGGTTACCAATCTTACCAGTCTCTACGCTCTTACCATTAACGAAATCAGTAGAGGTATAACGATCAATACCCATGATAGCGTTGCGGAGCGAAGGAGGTACGATAAAGCTACGGTTGTCCATAGGTACATCGGCATCATCCATCTTCTGAATCAGTGCGCGGAACGCAGCGTCAGAGAAGTCGCCAACATCAGCAGCGCCGTCAGCATCAAATGCTTCAAGAGCGCCGGAAGTAGTGTTGATCTGGAAGGAACCACTGTTGACAAAAGAGCTGCCATCGCCATCACCGAAAGACTTACCAAGGTCAAACAAGTCGTTGTCAACCTGCTTAGCCAGACCGTAGCCTGCGTCACCAGTGTAGAACTGACGAAGAGAAGCAAGGGCCTGTACTTCGGTAATGTCTTCGATCAAACGAGAGAACTCGAAGTGCTTGTTGATGTTAATCAGAACTTCTGACTCAACAGAGTTCTGGATAGTTACAGCGGTACCAGCCGCTTTAGCGGAAGCAACACCACGGGTAGGCTTAGGTACGTGAATAACGTCACCCTTCTTACCAGTCATGCTCATTTTTTTAACAAGGTTAGCCAGTACAAGGTTAGTCTTGTATGCAGCAATAACTTCGTCACTCCAAATCTCTGGAATAAACTTAGCTGCGCTTGTGTTGGTTACTGCTCCGCCCATATTGGGATATACTGAAGTTGCCATAATACATAGTCCTTAAAAGATTTAATTAACGGACTCTCTTCTCAGCATAAGCTCTCTCAATTTCTGGAGATAAAGCCAAGTACCGATCTGGATCGTCCTGCATTAGTTTAATAATGTCCGAACGTCTATAGATCTTTTTGGAAACCGGTTCGCCACTTCCTCGTGCGCTCCCCGTTGATGCAGCTTTAAGGGCAGTCTTACGATTGTCCTTATCATTTGCAACGGCGTTACCTACAGCTTGTTGACGTTCCTTCCAGTTAGTGAAAAGTTCATCAGCTGCCTCATGATCATACTGCCTGTCTGCCTGAGCAAAGAGCTGTGTACGAATCTTTGATCCTTTAATCCACTCAACAAACTTGTTGTCCTGTAAGATGTTCTGCATGTCGGGATGACGTTTTTGCAGGGCTGACATCGCATTGGACTTCGCGTACTGTTGTGTCTGCGCTTCCGCAGCTTTGATTGAAGGATGATTCTTAATAGCTCTCTCGACTGCCTTGTCGGGATCAGAGAAAAAATCTACTTCTTCTTCGGGTTCTACTGGTGCTGCTGTTGTGGTGTCGAGTTGTGTCTGGATGTAACTATCAACAACTGATCGTAACTCCCCTACTTCTGAGCTTTGTCTACCTAAAAGCTTCTCAGCCTCTTGGTGCATCCTTACAATATCTGTAACGCTCTTTCCTTGATACTTCTCAGGGATTTCTTCCTCAGCAGGAGTCTCCTGTTCAACAGGTTCCTGATGTTCGGCTACTTCTTCAATGTTGTCTACTGGTTCATCGTCTTCTAGACGCTCGTCGTATAATGTCGCCATTATTAAACTCCGTGATTAAATCATTATGGAGGTGTATTATGTAAAGCTTCTTATGTTAAGAGTTAACCTTACGTTCTTGCTTCAACTTCTGTTCGCGATTCCTCATCCATTTGCCAGTGGCTTTCTTAAAGTCACCAGAGACAGGATCAAGAGTTGAGCGAACAGGAGATTGAATCCTTTGTGCAGGTTTGTGACAGTGAGGACACTCTACTTCTCTAGTATCCGAAGATACAAAGTGTTCCTCAATATGCCCTCCTACACACTCAAAGTCAAAGAGTAAACGCACTAGTCTTCCGTTTCCGGCTCTTCGTTTGCTTGCTCTTCAGCTAGTGTAATTTGTTGCTCAAGGTTTACAATGTTTCCCACAATAGACAATTGACCCTTGCGGAAGTGTAGATCATCGTTACCTTTACAAGCCTCTACCGAATTAATGACATTAGCATTTTGTAATAAATCTTCTTGAAGCTGCTTCCAGCCATCTGACATAAACATCTCGCGATAGGCACGGTAGTAAGCTTCTAGTTCTTTATCAATCATACTGTTTATCCTTTAGGACAGTTTAAGTTAATGTTTAAATATTAGTAAAGTATACTAAGGTATAGTATAGCATATTTTAGAGTCAAAGTCAAGAGTTATTTCTTGTTTTTCTTCTTAGCTGTAGATGTCTTGTTCTTTACAGACCGTTGGCCTCTAATAGGCATCTTGTTGCCTTTCTTTGTATGGCTGCTACCACATGATGAACACTTCATTTAACACCTCACTTTTTAGATTTAGCACCGGAACACTTCCAACGCTTACGGGAAAGGTTATTGGGAGTGTTAGGGTCGTTCTGTTTAGCTTTAGATAAGCCCTTCTTAATACCTAAGCTTCTAGCACAGTAGCTGTCGCCTTTGGCAGTCCCCGCTTTTACACGGGAACCTCCATCTTTAGCTTTACCTGCTTGCCCATAGCTTACCTTCTTACCACTAGCTGTTACCTTAACCTTTGCTTTGCCCTTTCTTGGCGTTGCCATTGGCTTTCTCCTTTGTTAAGGCTTTAACCTCTGCTTCTAGTTTGTCAATCTTTTCGTTAGCTACTTCAAACGCTACGTTAATTTGCTCTAGCGCGCTGTTAAACTCTCTCTGTGTAATAATCATTGTGGGAATTGCCCTTGTGTGGGTTCCTGTTGCATCGCGGGTGGTTGAGCTACTGGTTGCGGCTCAGCTTGTGGTTGTGCTTGTACAGCGCCTTCTTTAACGGCTACTTCTCTTTCTTTAAGGAGCTGTGTAGAGATTTTAAGGCGCTTCTCGAACTCTTTGTCGTCTGCATCTCCAGCCTGTAGGTTAGTCGTTACAGCCTTAATACGAGCAATCTCTGTCTCTTGTGGAATAGCCTGTGCTTCAGCCATTGCTTTAACTGCACGAGCTTCAGACTCTTTAGCTTGTCCGTTGAGTGCTCCAGTCTGTGACGCTTGGAAGGCCAAGGCAGCTTGTTGTGTAGCTTGCTGTGCCTGCTGAGCCTGTGGGTTAGGCTGGTTAGCTGCATCAAGCTTAGCGATGAGTTCTTCACGGTTAGCTAAGTTCATGTTGTCAACAATAGACTTAATCAACTCAGGGTACATCGGAGTCTCTGGTGACATGGTCTGTAGTAACTGTACGAGCTGTGTAACCTCATACTCACGAGCAATAATGCCTAAAGAGCTTGACACATCAAACTTATAGTCAGCAACTGGGTACATCTCAGGCTCAAACTGCATGTAGCGGTGAGCAGCTTTGGTGACGAAAGGAATGATGAATGATTCTTGGAAGTTAATCAATGTGCGCTTGTGACGCTTAATGATGGCTCCTAAGCTCATAGAGATGCCCGCAGCGGTCGCATCGCCATTAATAGACCCTGACGTACCAGCACTGTCTATAGCGCCTGTAGCGGTCTGTACCATGCGTTGTAGCTCACTTGCCTGTGCAAAGGTAATCTGACTGACCTGACCAAAGTTAAAGGGTTGTAGAATCTCAGCAGGGTTGCCGTTTGTCAAGATAACTTTACCAGCACGTATCTCTGGTTTAGCACCTCTAGGCA